GTGCCAGCTCCGGCGTCGAGCATGTACCCACGTCGGTAAGCTGGTTCCTGCTTATCGTTTGCGTGGGTACATGCTCGACGCCGGAGCTGGCACAGGCAAGACCGTGACTCAGTTGATTCTGGCTCACTGCCTGGGTGCGAAGAAATGCATCGTGGTTGTACCGAAGAACTCGGCTGAACGTGTATGGAAGGATACCATCACGCACATCATGCTCCAGAAGAAACCGTACTGGGTATCGACTGATGGTCAGCCTCTGAACACCGATGCCTATTACTACATCGTGCACTACGAGCAGCTTCAGCAGATCCTCGACTTTGTCAAGGCGCATCCTCGAGAATTCGAGGGCAGCTACCTCGGTCTGGACGAATCGCACAACTTCAACCGCATCGCCTCTGACCGCACTCAGGCCTTCATCGACATGGCTGGCATGCCGCAGATGATGATGAACCTGTGGGCATCGGGTACGCCGATCCAAGCGCTGGGTATCGAATGCATTCCTTTCCTTAAATGCATCGACCCAATGTTCAACGATGAGGCTGAAGAACGTTTCCGTAAGATCTACGGCCGTGATGCCAAGCGCGCGAACGACATTCTGCGTAACCGCATTGGTCACCTGAAGTATCACGTCCCTAAACAAGACGTGGTGGATATCCCAGTCCACACTCAGACCGTGCTGGTCAAAATGCCGAACGCCATGGAGTACACGCTCGAATCCATCGGCGAGAAGATGCGCAAGTTCATCATGGAACGTGAAGCGTTCTACGCCAAGCACAAGGAAGAGTTCAAGAACGACTACGAACGGGCGCTGACGTACTTCGAACAACACGCACATGTGAACAAGGTCGACTACGCCGCCTATAAGGCTGCTGTGGCGCTGATCAGCAAAGGGTTCGACCCTAAGCTCATGAAGGCAGAAGCGCAGCTGGCAAACAGCTACGAACGTAAGGTCATCATCCCAGCATTGCCAAACGCAATGAAGGAAGACTTCCGTAAAGCGAAGTCGGTGGTCAAGTACGTGAACCTGACCATCATGGGTGAATGCCTCGGCACCATCCTGGGTGGTTCTCGTTCGAAGTGCCACTTGGATATGGTCGAACACATCGACTTTTCTCAGCTGATCGACGGGGCTAAGAAGAAGACGCTGATCTTCACAAGCTTCGTTGAAGTGCTTGAGCGTGCGGCTTCGTTGATCGACCAGAAAGGGTACCAGTCGGCTCGCGTCTATGGTGCTACTAACAAGGACCTCTCGAAGATCGTCAAGGATTTCTACGAGAACGATGACACCAACCCTCTGCTGGCTACCTATCCGTCTCTGTCGACGGCAGTGCCTCTGACGGTGGCTAGCCGCATCCTCATGGTCAACCAGCCGTTCCGTGACGCTATCCGTACTCAGACCATCGCTCGTGCTGCACGTCTGGGTCAAGACACCCCAGTAGATGTGGTCGACTTGTTACTTGATACTGGAGATAAGCCAAATATCTCCACCCGCAGTAACGACATCATGCAGTGGTCGGCCGAGATGACTGCGTCGATCCTCGGTGTGGCTAACGTGGACTTGGACAGCATGCAGCTGGAATCCAAAAACCTGTTGCTCAACGATCTGATCGATTACGCAGAAGAATCGTTTGACAACCAATTCCTTGGTGGTCCAGCGGCACCCGTTAACGTCGAACAAGAGTTCGTTGAACCCATGGTCAAACTCCCGGCCTTCCTTTATCACTCATCTGCCTACAAGCAGGATCAGCTCAAGCCTGGTTTCAAACACAGTGGCGAACTGGTCAAGTGGGACAAGACTGAAGACAACACCTGGCTGTACACTGCCGATAAGAAAGACGAAGCGATCATGCTGGGCATCAGCTCTGCGATCGAGAAGAAGTGGGATCTGTCGCGTTATAAATACGACGCCAAGACCCGCCGTCTGGATATCGAGGTGTGTGATCAAACGATCACCAAGGCTGACATCGAGAAGCTGACGGTCTACGTCTACACGCTGCGCCCTGAAGCCGAAGACGGCTGGGTTGAGAACTTCAATCCTGTCAACGGTCTGAAAGGCGAGTATAAGACCCAAGGCACTATCGACAAGAACATCCTGCGTTGTGAGCAGGTCGATGTGCAAGCAGCTCTGCGTAACTACTCGATCCACATCAAGCAGGTGGCGGGTGAGTCCTTCGAAAGCCTGGGCGATCTGATCGGTAGCATCAAGAAGTACTTCCAAGGCCCAACGCAAAAAGAAGTGCACAGCCAGACCATCCCTCGAAGCAGCTACCCAATTGCTGAAGCGGCTAAAGTGGATAGCTACCTGAAGCAGTTCTTCGGTAATCCGAGCTGGCTTGGGAAGCAGCAGTTCAACACCGAAGTCTCGTCGGCAGGCATTGTTCAACCGTTGTCGTATAACGGTAAGTTCAATCCAGGTACGGCGATGGAGGATGTCGAGAAAGGTATCGAAAACTTCCTTTCTCAGGTGGCTGCGTATAACCGCGTGCTGGAGCCGATGGACGCCAAAGTCCAACAGGTGTTCGACAAGTACGAAACCATCCTGACCAAAGAGCTGAAAAACTCTCCGGATCATGACAAGGTTGAAGAGATCTGCGATGCTGCGAACAAAGAGTTTGCAGAGATCGGCAAGAAGAACTCCGTACAAGGCATGATCGGCCATCAGTTCAACTTCATGGGCGGTTGGAATCCGAAGCTTGTAAAGGCGGATAACTCCTACGGTGTCGAGCTGAAACCGAACAAGGAAATTGAAGCCAAGGTCGGCGACAAGATTCCTGCGCTGACTGTCGAACAAATCGGCAAGGCTGTAAAGATCATCCACCAGTGCCTGCAAAATGCCAAGGAAGACAAAGGCTACCTCAGTGGGAAGTGGCTTGACTTTGAAGATGAGGATGTGTGGGGTCTGCTCCAAGACTTCGACGACTCGCTCTACATGAGCTATGCCGAAGAGTGGTACTTCCAAACCGTAACTAGCGAGTTGGAGCACGGGTTCCCGTATTACAGCCGCTGGTATAGCGACATCATCATCGCACTGCTGCACTGGATGGATCGTAGCGTTAAGTAATCGACTGGCGCCGGCCTTCGGGCCGGCGTCTTTACCGATAAGGAGTCCGTCATGGATTTGAGCAGAACTCTTCTGGCTGTCGCTATGGAAAGCGGAGCGATCACTGAAGAACCGACATACAACGAAATGCCTCTCTTCGACGTATTGTCTGAAGAGCTGATTTATGTCACCGAATCTCGCGTCGGTGAGATCGACCGTGCGTATGCCTTTGTCCACTCGCTTGAGTCGTTGGCAATGCAGGCACAGAACTCTGAGATCACTCAGGCTTCGATGGAGCAATACCACGCTACGCTTTCAGCAATGCTGGCAGTCAGTGGCGTGAACATCCCTGTGTTGACTCTGGCGCCTTCGTTTGAGGCTGCTGAGAAGGACAAGGAAAGCATCGGCTCTAAAGCCAAGTCCGTCATCGCGTCTATCCTTAAGTGGATCAAGGAAAAGTGGGATGCTCTAGTTGCGTTCTTCAAGAAGGTTAATCTCTTCCGTCAAAACAAGACCGAGAAACTGGAAGCTGAGGCTGAGATGATTGCCAAAGCTAAAGTGATCGACGAACCGAGCACTGAGAAACGTTATGAGCTGAGCGGGAATGTCGCTACCCTGACTGTACGGGTGGGCGATAAGCAAGGCCAGTTCCATCGCAATCCTCTGCCAGGCTGGATGATCCACGACGGACAGTTCTCTGCTGACGTGTTCATTCGTTTGGTTGACCACCTCTTCAATCTCAATGGTGAGGTAGGCCGACTGCTGAACGGTAAGGATAGCAAGGGTACAGATCTCATCGGGAAAGTTGACAGTGGCGATCCTGAAGAGTCTGCAAAGTACCTGTTCGATTTCCTGAAAGAAGACCGCTATGACAGTGCCTTCCGTAAGGGATTGGAAGATGCCATCAAGGATCGTGAGAAGGTCAGCGACTACACCATGGAGCTTTCCCGCGTCCAGATGGTGAGTACGTTTCTGGCTCGTATTCTCAAGACCCTGAATAAATGGTCTGTGGCAAGGCAAGAAGCCATGGCTAGCGCTAGACGCAAGCTTGAGAATAATGTGTCCGGGTCGAAAGACCACAAGAAGGTCGCTGCCTATCGCAATGCCTTCGTGGCTGCAATGCGAGTGGACGCAGAGATCTCCAAACTCGAAACGAAGTGCCATGCCTGGATCTGTGAACAACACGGTGTCCTCGGCGCTCTCTTTAAGCTGAAAGCCGCGTAAAGGAATAGAACATGTCTTTTGAAAAAACAATGCTCAGCATTGCCATGGAATCTGGCGAAGTTACAGTACCGGAAGAGATGGTCCTTGAGGAAGATTATGGCATTAGCGATGCTGCTGAGCTGATTGGTTCTTCTGCAAATGAAATCCAGCGGGGCGTCGAGTTGGCATCGTCTCTCGAAGCTTTAGCGATCGACATGAGCGGCCAGGAAATTACCGAGCTTTCTGTCGAAAACTATCACAAGACCGTCACCCACCTGTTTGCCGTTGCCGGTATGGCCGTGCCTGCAAGCATTGTCGTACCTTCATTCGAGGCGGCCAGTAAAGATAAGGCATCGTTTGCCAGTCGGGCCAGAGCAGCAGTAGACTCACTGATCAAATGGGTGCGTGAACGGTTAAGTCTAATGCGCGCCCAAGTGCAGCGTCTAAAAATTCGTTTCCAGACAAGCAATGCCGCATCGGCAGCCAAGCTTGAAAAGGCGGATGCACATGTCAGCGAAGTGAAGGCGGAAGGTGCCTTCGCAGTAGGTGAACATACGGGCGAGGTCGAGTTTGTTACGAGAGGTGCAATTGCACAGTGGCTTATCGTCGACGGCAAGTTCTCTAAGCAGGCGGTCATTGACCTGATTAAAAAACTGCACGAAGGCGACTCCGGTAAGCTTCTGAACGTAGACGTGGTGCCAGAAGGTTTTGGCTGGAATGCTAAAACCGCCGGCGATGTTCACAAATCAATTTATGGCAAGCTTGATCTGAAAAAAGTGTCGACCTACCATGGCACAGTAGACGACGTTACTGGCGCCGCTCATGCAATTGCAAACTTCGCCAAAGTGCTGGGGGAGAATGTTAAGAAACATGACGAGGGTTTTGATTCTTTCAAAGCGGACATGGAGAAGAGGATCAACACTCTCACTGCAGATCAGGATCCAGCCGATTTGAAGAAAGAATTGTCGAAAGGCATTGCTGCTCGTTCTGAACAAATTCAATACACCGCATGGTGGCAAATTTTCTTCAATACGACGAACATGTCTCTGATCACCCCAATGTTGGGCTTTAAACCAGCTCATGAGGAAGCGTAACATGAATCTGCAAAAAACTCTACTGGCTGTCGCAATGGAATCTGGTGAGGTTGCGACACCTGAGCCCGTGATGGAGTACATGCCAGACGCCAATGCTGAAATCAACGAGTATCACGAACTCGTTAATTCGCAAATTGATGACATGGGTCGCGCCATTGCCGTGACTCAGTCCCTGGAAGCTCTGGCTGTTCGTTTTGAAGGGCAGGAACTGACTCCTGAGTCGATGGAGAACTACCACTTCTCCATGGCGCAAATCCTCCGCATTTCTGGAGCCAACATCCCTGTTGCAGTACTGGCTCCTTCTTTCGAAGCAGCCGAGAAGGATAAGACGACTATCGGTCAGAAAGTTAAGGGCGTTGTTGAAGCCTTGCTCAAGTGGGTTCGTGAACGTTACGCTGCCTTGGTGGCGATGTTCAAACGCTGGGGCGCAAAACTTGGCTTCGGTGAAAAGAAGCTGGATGAGCGTAACGACGAGGCCAAAGTTGACATCAGCAAATTGAAAGAGGCCAAGATCATCGAAGTTGGATCTGCTGCCGAACCTGTTGCCAATGAGCCCAAGGCCAATGCTCCGGCCAAGGCTCCTGAAAAATCTGAGTCGGAAAAACCAGCCCATTGGAAAGGCAAGACGCGCGGTGTTCGCGTCCCTGGCTGGATGGTTTCCAACGGCCACCTCAATGTCGCCAAGGTTAGTGAGTACATCGCTTCTCTGAACGGTGGTCTGAACGGCAAGCTCATCGCCGGTAACGATGCCAGCGGTAAGGGTGTAATGCCGAAAGACGTTGCCGCATTTGTGGACAGCGATCCGTTTAACAAAGCCTTCAAGGAATGGAAGGCCAAGTATCCTGACTCTGAGTACACCAAGGATTACAAGGCCACCGTTGGGGAATTGGAGAACTTGATTGAACAAGCTCACCGCGAAGCCAAGACCCTATACAACGAATGCAAATCTTTGGAGCAGATGGCCGCTCGTTCTGAAGCCGAAATGACTAAAATCATTGCTCGCGAGAAAGGTGAAGGTTCGGACCAAGCGCGCATTTCTGAACTGCGTGCAGAAGCCGCTGCCGATCTGAAGTATTGTCAGGCGTTGGGGAGTTTTGCAAACAGCATGCGCAACAATGCCGATGCTGTCCACACGCTCTTGACCAACATGACCAAGATGGCCAAGTAACAAAAAAAAAGAAGTAAAGGCATACACCCCCGGCATTGAGCCGGGGGTGTATGCTGCTAGGCTGTTATACTGCCCATGAGAAAAGGTGTTGCGATACTGGCTTGTCGGCGCAGGTTGTTGATGTAGATGATTGTGTCAAAGACGTCGTCAGCTGTGGCTTTAGCGCTGGCGTACTCTTGCATAAACTCCAACTCCACGGGCCTTACAAATTCAGCCTTTTCTGGATGTTTCCGGTATTCATCAAAGATGTGTTGCTTCACTCGACTTACGCCGTATTTAACGACTTTGTCCCTCCAGCTCATTGGAATTGATTTCAGTGTCTGTTCACGCACTTCTCGAAGATATCGATCGACAAGGACCGTAACCTCACTGGGATTACCCAAGATGGCTAAAAGACCTCGAGGAATCTGATACTTTGTTTCCATGACGATGATCTTACTGAGGCTATCTTCTTTTACTGCCATTCCCCTTCCCCTACCGCACAGGTTCCTCTGCCGGTGTAATTTCCATGTTCTTTAGATAATGGATCTTGTGATGGTAATCAGGCTCAATCAAAATGTGAGCGTGATAAGGAGGATCTTCCTTATCCATCATAGTACCCACATCCAAGGAGAAGGACTTAGCGCGATAGATCTGACCAGTGACTGTACTGCGCAGCCTTACCGGACGTTTCTCATGCTCCGCAAACTTCTTCAGGAGGTTGTACGCCTTGATAGACATCGGAAGGCCTACGCCTGTCTCGTGGATATCGATCAATGCATACAGCTCCTTATCTGAAAGCGCGATACGGTCTTTGCTCAGCCAAGCTAGACGATGATTGATGTCCAAGAACACCTTTGTCTTGTTGTAACCAACGACAGGACGATTGACCACCTTGCCGTCGTTATCCTCAACGGGTAGTTCGACGCCAATCCTTCCTGAACTGATGACGTACATGAGGAGGACATCGATGTGGTCTTTTTGTCGGTTATACCGCCACTTACGCTTGAGGGCTTTGATCATCACTGACCTTCCAATCCATGTTCTTTGATATAGGCTTGAGCCAGCCGTGGATACTCAGCATCGTATTCCGCTTTCTGAGACCTGGTGTACACACGACCGTGGAAAACATACGTGACGTCATGTTCAGGGCCACGTTTGCTCTTCACGAACTGATGGCCCTCGGCAGAACACATCGTGATTCGACCAAACCCTTTCTCGATCTTGGCAAGGTCTTCTGGCGTGAAGTAAGGACTGGCTTGAAGGGTGGGTATGTTGCCAAACTCTGGCTCAAACAATCCTTCTGCCCAGATCTTCATGAACTCTTTCATCAGAGGGGTCATGCGTCCCATGATCACACCCTTGATTTCAGGGTTTGGTTTGTCATCGGGATTCAGTGCTCGAAACTTCTCGACATCTTCTTTCGAAGGACGGTTGTACATCGGCCAGGTGTAATCTTTATCCGACAGAGGTGCGGTTGAGTGAGTCATTCTTATACCTCAGTTAATCAGTAAGTAGGAAGGTTTGCTTGCACGGAACTGCTTCTCAGCTTTGCGGGCATCGCCGATAGAGTTGCATGGTTGGACACAGACAGTGAACTCAGACTCTTTTTCACAGAGCTTAGTCAGACCCTTGTCCTTACACACATTGAGATCAATCTGACCTTTCAAGTCCTTGATCGCCTCAAACATGTTTGCTGCTGTACCCGTATACACTTTACCAGTTGGCGTGTGATCCAGGTAATAGAAACCTTTACTCGCCCATTCGGCTTTTAACTTGGATGTTATTGACATACTGCCATCCTGGTCATTTTCCCCTACAGCGTAATAGAGCAACATCAGATTCAAATAGCTTCGCCATTTGAAATCATCTTAAATTCCACTTCGATGAATTGCATCCATCTACGTTTCATTGGAATAAGGAAGAGGATTCCTATCGTCATCCTCACTCCTTTATATTTCTCCCCCTTCCATCGGGGGACAAGCCCCCTCTGGTTTCCCCCTCAAAATATAACGAAGTTAGGTAGGAATTTACACTTTACGATATTCTTCGATGATCTTCTCACCGTCAGGGCCGAGCGCCTCAGCCAGTTGACGAATCTCGATGTAGCGATCTACACCCTCTTGATACTCCCGTATGTTAGAGCTGTATTGATAAAGCCAATCCATGTTCTTGCATTTGATCCTTAGAGCCTTTTCAATCAGTTCTTGTTCTTTCGATTTCACAACAGAGTCCTCCTGGGACATGCTTGCAGAAGGGTAATGTGTGACTAATCAGAAGTCCACTGATACAAACTTGGAGGGACCTTTAGCGAAAGCGCTTTCGCCGCCAATACGCACGCCTGCGTAGAAGATCCATGCTCTCCATCTTGCAACACCCTCATCACGTAGTGCCCTGTAAAGCGCTTGATCGCATTCCAGACGCGTTGGGTAATAGATGGTACCATCTTCCTTTTCTATCCCGTAACCGCTGTAGAGCCAATCGTGGATCGTTGCAGCCTTATCGCCATAGTTAGCCAGCAGGGCGTAGAATACAAACAGCCAGATGTTGTGCAATACATCAATGGATGCGTAGTTCGTCTGGAAAGATTTCTTTGCAGTGATCTTTCCAAGCACTGCATCATTCCATGAAAAGTCAGCAAGTAACAGGTAGAGTCGTCGTTCAAGTTCTCGTGTATCAAAGTTAGAAAACGTTTTAGCCATGGCGGTTCTCGTTAGGGTGGATTTCATACCAACCTGACAAAAAAAAAGAAGGAAGAGTCAGGGTCCCGAAGGACCCTGCATTTCAACGCCGCTCGAAAGCCAATACTTTCGATGGCGCCATCGCGCTCTTGATATTCTTCAAGTCATCGATGAAGATTGAAGGGCAAGATGGATAGACACGACCCAGGACTCGCTTGTCACCCGCGGTGAACTCGTAGTTTACGCGGAATTCGAACAGGTCTGCGGACACCATCAGGAACCGATCCATCACCGCCTGGCTCTGAGCAGAGCAGGTGGCATAGCTGATGGACAGCTCAGGATTATTACGCTTCTGGTCGTAAGCGGCAGCCATGTCACGATTGCACTCTTCTTCCAGTTGCGCAAGAACCAGATCCAGCCAGGCACGCATCTCCAACGGATTGGAGATTTTATCGTACTCAGCTTTGGCATTGAAGTTCTTGAGGTTGTATTGTTTGGTCATTGCTAAGTCCTCCTAAGGACAGGGATGTTTGGATTCGATTACGTCATGTGTGACTGTAGGTTTTTTAAACAAAAAAAAAACAGAGC